TCATTCCAGTCAAGCTCAAAAAATCCATTTCTAACATTTTCTGGATTAACGTGTGTATCTAACACACCAACCCATGGTTCTTTTTTTGCTGTAGCTTCTTCTTTGGTAGTAGGTTTGATTTCTTTGGTGTATTTTTCAGCTTCTTTTTTTGCACCAAACGAGCCTGCCCAATCTTTTATTTTTTTAAGCATATTATGTCCTTGTCAATTGCCATTTTATAAATTCAGTTTTTTCTAACCAATAATTTTCAATAACTGGGGTGCCCGGACCAGTTATGATTCGTTGTGCATGGTAGGCCTTTTTACCCCAAAGAGGACTGTCGCTCAAGAAACATTTTTTTGGTAACCAACATAGTTTTAGTTGCCACCCTCTGGCTCTACTTAGCCCATAACTACCGCTTATCGGGTTTTGTTGTTCTTCGTCACTCATTCTGCTTAGACCCATCTTTTTCTTCGATGCGTAGCCCGACATCAAGTTCCCCATTCGTTTTTGAATAATGGCACTTGTAATCTGTCACTGTACCGCCATCCTTTTCGCATTGCCATTTCTGCCACTGTACGATTGTTAAGGGTATACACCCGCTCAACACCGCCAACAGGCATAACATACACAGGACCTTGGAACCCTGCCGCACGATATTCTTCAACTGCTCGTTCAGCATCTTTAAGATCCTCCTCTGTTGCTACAACAAACTTCAAATATGTATAACCTACTTCTTCGTAAGCACATACTACTGATGGCTTAATAGCATCATCCCACGGCTCTCCGGAGCAAGGTAGTTTTGCGCTAACACTGAATGTCAATGCATTACGGCCTCTATCTTTACGTCCTAGTGACCAATTTAACAAATATTGTCTAAAGTCTTTAGTCAAACGCATTGATCCGTTGGTCTCAAATGTGATCTCTTTTAGAGACTGCATCTTAGGATGTGACAACAAATCTGGATAGCATTTTTGCCAACCTAGCAAAGGCTCACCACCTGTAATAACAAGATGCTCATCGCGCCACTCACCGTGCGGTAGCATTTCCATAATGCGTTCTACAATACCGTCAGTTTCAACCAGTGGACTAAGTTCTTTAAAACGAGGATCCCAACTAGCATAGCTGTCACATCCTGTGCTTACTAGTGGTAAATCTTCATACTTATTAAACATATGAGCAACTTCGGCAATATCGTTTGCTTCTTCGCTTAATTCTCCACGAGGCATACCAAAGCCTTGACATTTAAAATTACATCCAAATGTACGCAAGAAAACAGAAGGAACGCCCATATAGCGACCTTCGCCTTGTATGCTGTAAAATAATTCAGCTAATTTAATTTTACTCATCGTCTCTATCTTTCACATATGTTTCTACTAATCTAACTGCTTCGTCTAATGACATGGCATATACTTCAAATGTAGCAATACCATCTTTAACCCGTATATCGAACGGAATAACACCCCTTGGTAACCAATTTGGTTCTACAGGTTGTGTGACTTCAAATTTCTGCATAGCTTTCATTTTTTCAAATAGCTTATCTGCAATATCTTTAGCTGTTGACATTTTCGCCTTTCAATGAGTCTATAATGACTCTTCTTTCTCTAGTATACGCTTGTTTCTGTACAAAGTCAACAAATTGTTCTGCCGACATTGTGCGAGATTTTTTAGCTAGATTATCTATTGCCCTAAAATAATATCTACGTCTAGCGGCTTTGGTAATACCTTTTTTATCTTCTACGGCAAATTGGAAAGTGCGCTTCAATGCCTCGGCGGCTTCTGAAGGTTTACCATGCCATTCTACATCACCGTCTTGTGTAATAATCAGCACCGGATTATTGTTAGTGTTGTTAAATTGAATACTGTTCTTAGTGCCTATATTACTAATACCCAATCCCGTTCCGATAGTATTATAACCTGCTTGGTATCCAATGGCAGTATTATACTGTCCGCTGTTGGCCAAGTATGCGCTATACCCTAATGCTAGATTTTGGCCAGTAACTTGTACTAGACCACGGCCTTTGAATTTAAATTCAACGGGCTTAATCTGCTCGATAGTTCGACGACTTATAGTTCCCTTTGCCCGGGATCGTATTTCTGACGCCCCCGATAGGATCTTCGACGTCGCCTTTTCTACGGGGAATAAGGTGGATATGAGGCCAGTTAACAGTTTGACCTGCACTTGGGCCATAGTTAAGTCCAACATTGAAACCGTCCCATTCTCCGGCTTCCACCATGCCTTTACCGTATCTAACAGCATCTTCAAACGCATCACTTAAAACTCCTAAGGTGTTATATTTAGGCACATACAATAAATGGCCCTGTGTACAAGGATATTTGTCCTTGAATACTTTTACATGGTAATCTTCGGCAACTAGTTCTGTCCACGGAGCTTCGCTGTCCTCAATGTCGTCCGGAATACCGTTGAATATTTTATTCATTCTAGTATCTCGTTAAATCTCTGTAAGAAACTTTCTAGATAACAGCTATATTCTTGAGGATTCTTTACATTTTCTTTAATATAGTGGACCCAGGTATGCCCTTCTAATTCTACAGTCTGTATTACGTGGAATACATCTCTGTCATTGCCACGCCATTTGCTTCCTTGTTTAGGTAGTTTGTTCATATATTGTTGACCATTTCTTAAGTTTATCAATTTTGGCTTTTGATGCTTTTTCAATGTTTGTCCAAGATATAATATCCATCTCTTGAAGAATTTCAATCATAGCATACAAGTCGCCTAATTCTTCTTCCAAGTGCTCTCTATTAGTTTTTGATTTACCTGGCTTATAATTATCTATGCCAAAGCGACTAATTTTACTTACCGCTTGTATTACTTCGGCACATTCTTCTTGGAGAATATCCATTACTTCTTTTTCTTGATCTCTCATTTTATTTTATACCTATAATTAAAAATCTTGTAAATTTCCAGTTTGGATATACAAAGTCCTTACTACCTTCAAAAACATATTCTGTTAATGGATATGCCTTTTTAAATTCCTCTATAGAATTAGTTGTGACATAATGATCGTCATGTTGCATGTTATTACCCTGTAACACTACCCTAGTACCTTTAGGTATTCGATCAAACCATTCGTGGCTTTCAAAATGCTCTGTGCTGGTGTTGATGATCAAATCGCCAAACTGTCCTTCGTAGAGGTTACAATCTTGTGTAAATGCTTTGAATCTCCATTCCTGCCACACCCAGTTTTCGTTAAGCATATCGGCAACAGGCTGACAACTAGGGTCTATATCTAAACTTCTAATCTTGTCTACCTGAAAGTTTCCTCTGCTTAACAATAAAAACCCTAATACACCGTACCAACCGCCGTATATATAAGTTAGATTACTAGACCAATTCGTGCGTTCTAATTCTTCACATAGCCAAATTTTACTGCTTATTTGCCCGCTACTAAACGCATCCTTGTTGATCATTAACGAGGTCATTTTGACCACCATTCTTCATAGGGAAATTCAATCCACACATCGTCTTCTGCTTTATTAACTTCCATACCACAGTAATCCATGCTAACACTACTCTTACTGGAAAGATTATCTACTACCACTGCAAATCGTACATTGTTGTTCCAGACTGTGTTCCATTTGGGATCTTCTGGCAACGCACTGTTCATCCAGTCCTTTATGATCCAATTTATTGTAGATCCTGTATCGTTAATGTCATCAACAATAAGAATATTTTTACCCTCATACGCATCAGAAGCCATGCCTAAGTTACTAACACAATCGCCGCCATCACGTAGGCTAACATCTAAACTATTCATAGGAACATTGAGCCAATGACTGATCATTACAGCGGGTAACAATCCGCCTCTAGTAATACCAACTACATAATCAGGTTTCCACTGACTAAATGTAAGATCACGACAGATCTTACTTAATAAAAATTTATATTCAGGAAATTTAATTACATTTTTATTCATGCATATTCCTTAAACATATGTTTGCGACCTTCTTCACCTAGCTCATTATCGAATATATCTTTAACAGTAACCATCATAGCACTGGCCATCATTAAAAGATCATGCCGATCATCACACATCATAATTTGTCGTTCTATCGGTTCCATTAATTCAGACATACGTTTTGCTACTGCATCATTATCCATTTTTAGCCCTTTCAGCTAGATATTGTTCGTTGTTAATCCATTTATTGTTGACAAGGAATCCCCACTCGCGAGTTTGTGGACCAGGCATAAACAAGGTCCATGCTGTTACACCTTCTGCCAATTCAATTCGATGGTAGCTGGTTGGCTTACAAATACGGAAGTGTCCCGGCCCACGCCAGTAGCGAGTCTCACCAACTTTATCTCCTGTATATGGATTAAAAGTTGGAACCCATTCGTAGTATCCACCTTTTAGAATTAGTGTAGCGTACGGCCACGGATGATCATGGACATCGTCTGGATCGCCTTTTAAAAACTTATGTAGGAACACATTAAAGGGAAACTTCTTGCGATCCTTGAGAAACAAATAGTAACGTTCCAAATATGGTTCGTTATTGATTCGATCGTAGATAATACGCTTACGGCCAATGCCCTCTAGCAATTTAAGAAACATGCATGATCCCTTTTCTGATCAAGTGAGCCAACAGTTCTTTGTCTGTTGGGGCAACGGTGTAGTTATTCTTGAAGAATATTTCATATGAATCCGATCCATATTTTCCTATTCCATGTAACATTGTAGCATCATCTCTGTCCCATGTCATGAAGTCGATGCTCATTTTGTATAGTCGCTTTGCTCGAACACGATACATGCCCAATGGTTCTACAACTTTTTCAATATCGATAATCCGAGATCTCAGTAGTCGTTCAGGAGTTGGCCATCGGTCAAGAAACTCTGGTAGCACACGTTTGACTGGTTTCCTACCTGTTTGATTCAACATAATAACAGCAACCATGTGTTGCCATGCACCGCTGATCTGTTCTTGTACCATTAGATCATCACGTAGCGGTTGTGTCATTCTTCTTCCTTGAAATCAACTACATTGCCGTCTGCATCTGCACAGATAATACGCACAGTTTCGCCATCTTCGTTTTGAATTTCAATTGGACCCCATATCCACCATTCGGTATCTCCTTGGTACCATTCGCCTTCGTCTTCCAAATCGTACACACTGTTCTCGTTAAGAAATTCACGAAGTTCTTCTTCCTCGGTCTCATCAAGACCTTCGATTTCAACATCGTACCAGCAACCACCGTCATCCATGCTAATTAATTCAACACTTTCGATATTATTAACTTCACAGCTTAACATATCAATGCTGTCTTTCTTTCCATCGCCACCTGGTACTTCTGTAAACTCAAACTCTGGAGGATTATCGTCTGTGGTTTCTACAGTCCACGATCCCCAGCGGAAGCCATTAGTAACAGTTACTCGACCTTCGCCTTCACGTTGTACATACGTTTCAACTTCTTGAACGTTTTTCTTGTAGTAAGTTTTTACAGTCCAAATAGCCATTATTTTTTCTCCTCTGTACCATTAACTTGATCGCCTAGTTCCGCTACAATCTTTTCTAACTCTGCAATGCTTTCATCGAAGTTTTCTTCGTTAAATGCAGTAGTAAGGGCACTTGCAACAGTATCTAAATGTAGGCCGAAATCTGTAGTATCGTCCGGGTCATTGGCAAGACCTTGCCATTCTTTGATCTTAAGCTCGTCAGCAGTAGCATAATCTTCTTCTTGAGTCCATGCGCTGATCCAACGGTCACCAGTCCATTTAGCCTGATGTGTGTACCCACTTTTACCTGGTACCTTGATCATGTAAACACCTTCACGGACTGGTTTAACTTTCTTTGGAAACCAAGGTGTCATTACATATTCAATGTCATCCATATTTGAATATTTTTCCCACTTGCCTGTTTCTTTGTTCGAGTGCGCAATATAAAATCCAAATTCAGAACTCTTGCCTGAGGTGTCGCCACCCCAATTGTCTATTTGTTCACCGTCATAGGTTACAGAATTAATAAGTTCCTCACCATCAATTTCATCGTAACCTAAAGTTAATTTAGTAATATCGAACGGCGCAGTAAGAGGCAATTCAGCTTCGAAGAACGTGCCCTTTTCGTTTGAGCATCCTATAAAGACCACAGTACCGGCTGGCTTCTCATCAATCCACACTTCTTCACCACCGCCCCATTCGGGCTCGTCTTCATCACCGCCAGTAATGTCTTCTAGTCTGCGCTCGTAAACAACATCACCATTTTCGTCTTCAATTTGGAGTGTACCAGCACCGCGATTTACACCATGAGCATGTCCCATATCGTCGCACTCATACCAACTACCTGAAGGAAACGGACACATCTCGTCTGGAATGTTGTTTTCGTCAGCATAGTCGCTGTCCCAAGCATAGTCCATTAGATCAATTCTGCGATGTTTAAAGTAATCGTAAATCTTACGATCTACAGTACCCATAACCTTTTCGCCACCGTAACCCCACATACTAATTTTGTATGTGCGTGGAGTAAATTTGAGTACTTCCATTAATTTTTCTTTTTCTTCTTTAGTTGCCATGATATTTCCTTATGAAAAAGTTTTGTTTTTGTGAAATGTTTGAAAAAATCCACCAAATGCGTGGCTTTTCATAGAGCGCATTTGTTGTTTCCATTTAGCGTATACTGAGTCGTCTACAGGTTTAACATCCGATTTAAAACTATTAGTTTCAAACGGAATCAACTGTAACAGAGGTTCCCCTCTTTTAAACTCAATATAGGATCCTTGTTTTGCACTTATGATAAAATTGACATCTGCAATAAACGGTCCAACATCCATTGCACCATCATACACTGTATACGAATTATTAAATTGATATTTAGGTGCGGTTACTAATACTGATAAATTATCTTTCGACTCTACACGCCAGGGAGACCTAAATTTTAAAAATATAGGAGCATGTCCTTCAGGGAAAGTAAATCCTCTGCTAGCAGATAATGGAAATATATCTAAAAAGTCGTCACCTGATGAAGACTCAAATCCAACTCCGCGTTCTGGATCAGTTAGATCGATATAGAAATCACACCATGCAGGAATCATATATCCTAATTTTAGTATGTCATGTATTCCGGGACACACTTTCATTGTAGGATTGTTTATATGGCTAGGCTTATTCTCATCCATTTTAGATGACATAGCCTTATACCAAGCAGGCATACATCCGCTAGCAGGCATAGGGTGCGGAATAGCACCTATGTTTTCAGCATCTGTAATGAACGACAGTGTTTTCATCGTGGCGCAAACTCTTGTTGGAGTTTGATGTTGTCAAAAAACTCTTTTTTAGTAGCAGGGTCTGTATTAAATGAACCTTTTAGTACTGTAGTTTGAGTTAATGAACTATGTGCCATAATACCACGATTCTCACAGCATCCGTGTACAGCCTGAATGTAGACTGCTACGTTTTCTGAGTCTGTTGCTTTTTGGATTTCTCTAGCAATGTCATTACAAAGTTCCTCCTGGAGAGTACCTCGACGGGCACACCACTGAGCGATCCTTGTATACTTGCTAAGTCCGATGAGTTTCTCAGCCGCAATAATACCAATATAAGCAACGCCACTAACGGGTTGGTGATGATGGCTACACATACTGCGAAGCTCGCTACGGACAACCAACATACCTTCGTAACGGTCCGATGAGTCATTTGGAAACGCTGTTGCATCTGGTGCTGGTTCATATCTTCCTGCCATTATTTCATTAAAGTACATCTTGGCAAGACGTCTTGCAGTACCTTTTGAGTTTGGATCGTTCTCACGATCAATTAATAGTGCATCAAGTACACCTTCAAATGCTTCTGTTGCTTCGTTAATTAAGTGCTCTTTATCTGCCTCGTGAAGATAATCACTGATGTTATCTCCTGCCCAGAAACGTTTATTTTCTCGCTTCATTCTAGCACGAATAGCACCGCCTAGATACCCTTCTTCGTAGCCTTTGTCGCTCGTATCATCTGCGCCTTTAAGTACGCTCTGTAGATCTTCTGATGTAAATGTTGTCAATTAATTCTCCGAGTTAATGTCGTGGATGACATATATTATTATTGTAACTTCTTTAGTAACGGATTGCAACTAAAAAAGTTTTCTTTTAAATCATATACCTGTTTATTTAGGCTTGGCAAGAACTTTTCGTAATTTTCCATATACTGTATGATTTTCATACAGACATCTTGTCGATGAATCTCATACGACTCGAACGATTCGGTCCATTCGCTTGGATACTTAAATGTATCGTGAGCCATTTCACTATAGCTCAATCTATCTGGCACCATAGGAATAGCATTAACGATAGCACCTTCATACCAACTGATGCCTAGAGTTTCTTGCAGATTGGCACTAAACACTAGTTTAGCTTCTCCTAATAGATTATGGTATTCATTTTTAGTTAATTGTTGATCTTGACATACAACAAATTCGTATTGAGGTAAGTGTGTTTTAAGATCTCTAAAAATGTCAACTTGTTTTTCTGGAGCAATACGATGTGGGAATAAGATAAGATTACGTTTTTTCATACCTTTGTATGAAAGCAAAGTATCTTCCATATACTCCATAGGCCAACCTGTGCGTACAATGTTTGGATATTCGCCATTGCGAATTTCGTTGAGTGTTTCTTCAAACCACGGATTTTCTGTGGGGTAATCGTTTAAAAGATTACTGTAGAACAAGTCAATATGAAATTCTGTAGCAAAGTAGTTGTGATCAAACGCATGAAAGAAACTCTTCTCAGCATGTCTAACCCAAGGCTTATTGCCAACTAAGCGTCCGAGGAAGTCTTGAGGATCATAACTGCCGGCATGCCACAGTCCGTGAGTAGTCACTGGAATGCCCAGCAACTCACTCATGTACTTTAAGTTGACGATACCAGGATGCCAAGCATCAGTAAACAAAAAGTGATCGCCGGGATGAACGGCTCCGTCGCAAAATAAACGGCCCATCTGCTCAACTTGACTAGCTTTATATATATTAGTCCCGCCAAAATTGAGAAAAGCGCCTGGAGTGGTAGCACTAGGAATATCCGTAGGGCCAGAGATAATTTGAACATTGTGACCTGCCTTTCGTAAGAGAGCAGGTACATGAGTCTTCCATTGACCCGTGTACCTTGTTTCAACACTTTCTAAATCAATTAGAAATATATTAGACATTAATGTCCTTGACGTGCTCGATATTCTCTTCGAGCCTTACGTTCAAAATACTCTTGTTCCCGTTGAAAGGACTTATATGCCTGGGATCTGTATAGATCCTTTGGGTCATAGTGGATAAGATTAAAACGGCAATAGTCTAACCATGCGTCCAAATCATCAAAGATTTTAGAAACCTCAGGCTTGAGGCGAAGAGTTTTAGTAATATAGGCAGGAAGTGCCATAGTATATTTCCTTATTAATATTTGATAAAAGAACCATTTTCTCCGTCTTCGGAGACCTCAATCCACACCTCACGGCTAGGATACTTTAGTGCGATGATGTTATATAAGTCATCTGACATCATCTCACAACTCTTGTAATCAAGGCTTAAAACGGAACCTTGACCATTGTACAGCGACTCGAGCCATCGTTTGAACTGGATGAATTCGATGTCCCTGTCATTATGTTGCACACTGATCCACACCCTGAAATGAAAGATGTGGCGATGAGGGTGACCCAAAAACGATACATCATATTCATCTCCTGTTGCTAACGCAGGATCTGTTAGTGCCGCTGGATAACAATGAATGCCTTCCTTACGAAAAGTCACCCAGATCATTTTGTTAGGTCTAATATCTTGTCTAATATTCATTTAATAATTTCGTCTTTGCCATATTGATCCCAACTAGTAAACTTATCTCTACTAAGTAGGTCATGGAGGTTATGGCACCACACTCCGTGATTTGTTGCCTTAAAATCTTTGTCATCTATTTTAAGTGTAGCATTATATCCTAGCTGTTGTAAATAGGGCAGTTTAACCGAAATCTGCGGAATAAACTTTCTATTTTCTACTAGAGCACTTTCGAGTACTCCTTCAACAACGCTCACATCAAAATCAAGTGTACACCAAAAATCTTCACTCAAGCACGACTCAATCATTTCTTCCCATGGACGCCAACCTTCAGCATCATTAATATCTAATTTAGGAAAGCTCTGATTAGCACCAAAGTATATATGAGTACACTCAGTATCTTTAGCAATGTTAATAATATTTTGGTCGTGTTGTACGCCTACAACAAATAATGTCTTCATTCCGTATGCAGGAGTATGTTCAATTTCTACTCCTGTAAAAAACATTATATCTTCTGTCACGCCAGTAGTATAATCACGTTTCATTATTGCTCTTTGATTGTTGATGTTTAAATTCTCGTTTAAGCCAATATTTGTACCGTTCCCAGTACTCTTTTATTGTATAAGGATTTTCATTAAAAGTCAAGTGTTCTTCAGAATTTTCATACCAAATTTCTCGAACCCATAAACGAAATTTTGATGTTTTCATTATTGGGCAATTTCTTCTTCAAGAGCTCTGAGGTCGTCATCGTCTGGATTGGCTAGATCAATCTCATCTGCACTCTTAACGGCTTCGACTTCAAACAAACTGTTAAATGTATTTTGGGCAGGACCACCTTGTAAGCGAGCACCTTCTAACGACTTCAAGAATGGCATTGCCTGTTCAATCATAGCAAATGCTTCATCTTTAGTTTTAGTTTCAAACAACTCACCTACAAAACGATCAAAGTAAAGGATCTTGCGAGGAACCCAATCGCTAAACTCTACTTCTTTCTTACCTTCAAGTCCCCACATGCGCCAATCTGGTTTGTATTTGGCAACTTCGATATCCATTAACTGTTGAGCACGTTGTACTGCTTTGATGTGACATTCTACATTATGGCCCATCATCAGTGCGTAGGCAAAACTATCCCAAGAAGTCTTACCTTCTTTTTTAATTTTATTCAACATACCCGGAGCATACCAACAGATATCGCCCATTGTTAATCTGCTTCCGAATTCACTTTCGAATGGGAATGGGATGTCTGATTTTGATAGTGCTTTGTTATCTGGCGCCTTGTCCATAATAACGCTCCACCTTTTGTTGGTGTGTTGTGCGTTGGTGTAGACAAGTCCGTGCGCTGTTGCGATAAACGGTGAGGCGCAGTCAAAAGATAGGGTAAAGTCTTCATTGATGTGTTTCCTGATTTGTCGTTGTATTGATGTTAAGTAGCATGACCAGTCTAGTTGAGCAGTACCCAAAAAGTGCATCCAGTTCTTACCTTTGATCAAATTATCTTCACGTAAGGTCATTAGACGTTTAAGAGTAATGTCCATCTTACACATATTAGCGCCACCCATGGCCCAGCCTTCTGCTTCCTTGCCAGCATACTTGCCATTAGGGTCACTAAATTCTTTT